CGTACTGCCCAAGCTGGACAGCATGTTGCCGTAGTAGCCAACACCGCCCGAGAGCGCCCCGCTGATGCCGCCGGACGCGTAGCCCGAAGCAATCGACGAACCCACTCCAGTGAGATTGCTCCACGCCGAGTACAGGTTTTTACCCAGGCTGACCATACCGCCCCAGCCGTTGGAGTCGGAGGCACCACCGCCGCCCCCGCCGCCCAGAAGCTTGCTCCAGACGGACCCCACGCCCTGCCCATTGTCAGTGCCAGTCAGCCAGTTACTGATCGAGGCCAGCAGCGGTTTGGTGGTGAGCATGTGCGCGATCTCGCCCAGCGTCTGCTTGAAACCTTTCTTCAGGTTGTCCCACAGGCTTTCCGCACCGCTGCCGATGTTGCCCCAGGCCGTGGCAAAGGCCTCATCGATACGATCGATTGCGCCCTCGGTCATCTGCCCCCAGATCGTGGCCTTGCTGCGGTTGACCTCGTACTCGTTGCCGAGCTTGAGCAGGGCTGCCTGGTAGTTGGCGGCATTACCTGGATACAGCGCCATTGCGGCGTTGAGTGCTTTTTGGTCCTCGGTGTAATCCTTGAGCAGCTTTGCCTCTGGATACAGCCGATCCATGATCCCACCGGCGTTCGCGGCCCGCTGCGCAATCTTCAAGGCGTCCTGCTGAGCCTCTGTCGCGGCCAGTAACTGCTTGTATTCCTCGCTCCCCACCTCAATGTTTTTGTTGGCAAGCGCAACCGTCATTGCCTTTTGGACGTTATAAGCCGCCAACGCATCGGCGCCCATCAACGTTGCCTGCGCTTGGGCGATGATATCGGCGGTTTCTTTGCCAAGGTCGTAGGCGGACTTGCTGACGTTCAGCCTGTCCTGAGCATCCTGCTGATCGTTGATCGCCTTTTCGACATCCTTGCGCACGCCGGCGCCGGTTTTCAGCAGCGCCTCTTCGACCTTTTGCTGAAGGGTGAATTCGCGGGATTTGTCGGTACCATCCAGGTAGGCGGCCCCCAGGCCAGTGGCCGATCTGATGGCGATCTCGGTCTGGGCTTTGAGGTCAGCCAGTGCCTTCGCTCGGCCCTCCTCTTCCGTGGCGGCCTTCTTCGTCGCACCGCTGCTGTCTTTGGTGGCTTTGGTTGCAGCATCATCAGACGCTTTCTGCGAATCCCTGGCCGCGGCCAGTGATCTGATCGCGACAATCTGCCCTTCGGTGAGCTCTTTGTTTTCCGAAATGAACCGGTTAGCCTGCTCTACGAAGGTCTTGTCTTGCGCAGTCTGCAGTTGCTTCGTCAGTTCGCCGATGTACTTTTCGCCAGCAGCAGAAGCGATGCCTTTGGCGGCGCTGTTCTGGTTTTGCGAAGCGGTGTTTTTATCGGTTTCAGCAGTGAGAGCAGCCAGGGTTTGCTGCTGCTTCATCAGCACCGCGCTAAGATCGGAGACCGGGGACTGGCTGGATTCAAGCGACTGCGCCATTTGCTCGGTGACGCCTGGCACCTTGCGTAGCTCATCGGCTACCGCTTTCCAGTCCACCGCAACGCCGGCGGCTTGGTCCTTCGATGCCTGGCGGACTTTGTCCAGGGCGGCCTGAGTATCAGCCGGCAGGGAGACAAGCCCGGCCATGAGTCCATCGGCGCCGGCGGCGCCCATGTTGCGAAGGTCATTCTCGAACTTGTCAGCCATTGCCCCAGACATTTGGCTGATCTTGCTTTGGGTGTCGGCAATGCTCGACTGCAATTCGCGGAGCGTTACTGCTTGGGTGGCACGGTTCAGCTTGTCGAAGCGTTCGGTCAGTTTTTCCAGTGGGTCAGCCAGATCACCGAGCTTTTTCTCCAGCAGGCTGGTGTTGTCACGCATCGTTAGAAACGCGATACCCGCACCAATAGCGAGGGCAGCGAGGCCTGCAGGCCCACCGAAAAGCCCCAGCAGACCGGCGGATGCACCCTTCAAGCCAGCCTGCGCAGCCGCCAATTGCGCCGTAGCAGTCCGTTCGGCCATCCGGGCCTCAGCAAGCTGAATGGACATCTGTGTTTGAACGGCAGTACCTCGAGCCGCAATCGCCTCGCGCTCTGCCCGTACAACGGCTGACTGGGCAGCAATCTGGTTTGCCGTTGCAGTTTCGACAGCGCTGGCCGCCTGGGCGATGTTGGCAGAACGAGCCTGGCTCGATGCTATCGCCGAGGCGCCCAAGCTTTGCACGTAACCGACAAAGGATGCGGTGACCTTGGCGCCCATCACTGCAGCCAGTATGTTCAGGTGGTCAGCAAGGAAGCCGACTCCCGCACCAAGCGCCTCCATCGCGCCGTTGCTGGACATGCTGGTCAGTCGGTCAGTTACGCTTTGGATGCCAGGCAGCATACCAAGTACCAACTGACGAGAGGCTCCCTCGAAAGATCCTTCCAGCGCCTTGATCGATTGATTTACTTCGACCAATTGATCAATTTCAAACGACTTGAGGATCTGCCCGGCTTTCTCAGCCCGATCACCAAAAGTCTTGAAACCCTCACCGTTATTCTTGAGTAACGGAATTAGAGCGGTAGCCTCATCAGCCATCGACTCCATGTAGGTCGTCATCTGGGCCTGGTTGAGCCCGGCCTTTTCCAGCGAGTTGTAATACAGCTGAAGGGCATCCGGGCCCGACAGCTTGGCGAACATTTGCGCCGTGACACCGACCTTCGGCGCGATCTCTTTGAAGAAGTCGGCCATCTCGCCGCCACCGCGCTGAATGAACTCCCCGACGCGATCGGTAGTATCTTTCAATATGTCCCCGAGCTTGTCCTGCTCGATGCCGACAGTCTTAGCGCCGGCGGCCAGACGCTGGAAATCTGTGACCGAAGAGTTTGACAGATACGAAAGATTTTTAACCTCTTGGGCGTAGCTGGTGGTTTTGACGGTGATCGCCACCAGCCCCGCTACAGCGGCAGCCGATGCAAGGCCAATACCGGTAAACGCCGCGCTAACGGCTTTTTGAAGCGCGCTCGCGTTGGCGCCAGTGCGATCAAAGCCGCTGTCGATTTTCCCAAGACTTGAATCGATCTTGCCAGCCGACTGCGCCACTGCCGCATCACCACGCGCAATCTCCTGACGGAGCTGCGCCGTAGTCGCCTCGATGCGAATCAACATGCTTTGTACGTCGGCGTCAGCCATTTACTTTTCTCCAGGCGAAAAAAAACCGCTCAAGGCGGTTTCGTTAATTATCTGAAAATCATTTCCATCTACAAGCCTTCTGTATTGGAGTCAGCGCTTCGTTTAATCCTGATACTGGAAAGGTTACTGTAATAGGAGATTGGTTATAGGGAGTTACTCGCATCGTGATCTGCTTTGCTTTAAGCATCTTTTTGATGAAAGGTATTGCTGTCCCGCCACTCCAAAGCCCAAGAGCCTTGTTATCGGTAGACGCGCTCATCTCTCTTTTTGATGGCTTGGCATTATCGACACGATAAGTAACCGATCCGTAATCCTCAGTATCCGCGAGAAAATTATCCGCGAGAATCACGTACAAAGATGTCACTCCCTCACTACACCGGATATATAAATCCGCGCTATCCGCGCCACCAAAATTCTTGCGAACAACTTCTTTAGAGGCAGTGTGGAGAACAACAGTTTTACTGTCATCCATCTTTGAGGTGGACTGTGTGACAGTCCAAGAGGAAGCCTCTGCGGTTTCCACGGCCGGCTTATACTTCATGTCGTAACATGCGAGCCTATCTGTATTATCCTGAATGGTTCCGCATTCACTATCGGCCAATACAGGCATAGATAGCGCAGAAATCAGACCCAACAATGCTAAATCGCGCATAGGTTCCCTCCTCAATGTGGCCGAGGATGGTACCAAAATTTAGTTGAATTGAGATCAACCCCTCTTCCTGCCCATGGCGGCCACCCGAAAGCCCATCCTGGCCTCCTTGGCCACGGCCTTTCTGTCGGGCTTGTCCTTATCGCCACCGCCGAACGGATTGGTATCGATCAGGAACTGGCGTTTCGAATCCCACGCCATGACGATTTCAACGACCGGAGTATTCCAGGCTTCACTCGGCGGCCACCCCAACCAACCGGTGGCGATGTTAAACAGTTCATCGACCACCGTGAGGTTGGGATCCCGCTTTACTCGTTTCCCGTTTCAGCCTGGGCTTCCAGCTCGGCGTCAGACTTGCCGGCCGGGTTGAGGAATGCCTTGAGGTAAGGGATTACCTGGCTACCGGCGCTATCGATGCCTTCTTCGAAAACCGCCTCCTCGATGGGAGTGGCAGAATCTTTCTTGGCCAGGTTTACACCGGTACCTACTGCGACGATGAAAGCGATGGTCGACAGATTGGCCGTGCCCACCGACTGCATGGCTGGGAGGATGCCTCCAAAGCGGTTTTCGATTGCCTTCATGGCCTTCAAGGTTGGCTTCAGGGTGAACACTTCTTCGCCGAGAGTGACTTCAACGGTACCGTGGTTGGTCTTGGACATGCGTTGTTCTCTTTATCGAATACGTGGGGATCAGCGCCGCAGGGTTGCGGCGCTGGATGAAGTCGACCGATTAAGGCTCGACGACCTCGTACACCTCGGAGTTGATGCCCAGGGTCACGGTGCGCTTCAGTACGCCCTCGACACTGATGCCGGTCTTCTTGTTGCTCATGACCTTGGCGGCCATGTAGTCGGTTTCGCCATCGACGTAGACCACCTTGATCGGATAGTCGAAGCGGGAGCGATCGAGGAACGCCTCAACCAACTTGAGCTGGCCAGCGTCACCGGCATCGAAACCGATGGACAGTTCGACCGATCCGGCGTCAGCCAGGCCTTTGAGGTGGCGTGCGCGCCCTTCGGCCAAGCCGGCGAAAGACACATCGTTGATGGTGTCGCCGTAGTCGCCGATGCTCTCGACCTCGCCAACTTCGACGTAAACCAAAGCAGCCAGCAGCGTGATAGCGGCTGCGTGGTCCTTTGGCAGATCAGCAGTGAGGCGCGGACCGATATAAATTCGCGTGCCAGCGCCGGAATTGATAGACATAGGGAGTCCTCCTGGGGACAGGTGATGTAGCCGCAGCGCGGCGTTGGTTCAGCGGTTTAGTGTTGGGTGATGATTCGAACGGTAACGGAGCCCTGGTAGGTGATGCAGTCAGGCTCCGGCGTTGATTGCTTGCGGGTGACCCGGATCGAGACGACGCGTCCAGTGGTCAATGGCATGGGCCGCTCATGCAGCGCCGCGTCGATCTCTGCCATGATTCTCTTGACCTCCTCCTGCCCCTCAAAGTCAGACCAGACCGTGAGGTAGAGCAGCCGGATCTCACGTCGCCCGGCCAGTGGATCGTTGTTGTTTGAGATCTCCAATCCGATGGCGACGTACGGGAGCGGCGCGTTCATTGGCACGTAGTCGTAGGTTTTGCAGGAAACGACCTCCTCCTTTAGCCTGTCGAGCAGCGCGACCTGCAGCGCAAAGGACGGATCAGCCATTGCCCAACCCCTCGGCCGCGCGCTTCAGCGTGTTGCTGACCGCGTGACTGATGCTCGCAAGGATGAACTCCCTGTTCACGTCATAAGCCGGACGCAGCCAGGGGTGAGCTGGGCGCGCCGGGATCTTCGGGTACTTACCGAAAAAGTGAGCGCCGTCAGATTTGTTGGTTGCGCGCTTGTTGCGACCGCCCGCCCGCTTACCCTCGGCGTAGCCCTTGGTGCCGTATTCGATGAAGCGAAGGTAATAGAAACGCTTGTTGGCTTTCTTCCCGCGCAGACCGATCTCGGCATCAAGACCGCTCTTCGAAACGAAAGCTGTCAGAGCAGCCGCGCCATCCCCGCTATCCTTGGGAACAAACTCCCTCATCGTTGCCAGGAGTTTGTCTGCTGCCTCCTGCATCGCCGGCTTCAATTCGTTGTCGAGCTGGGTATGGATGTTGCGAAGCGTCTTCCTCAGCTTGAAGTCGCCGGACATCCGGGATCTGCGGGCTGCCATGGCTTACTCCTCGGCAGCTGCCTTGGACTTCGTAGGCTTTTCGGCAGGTGGCGCCGGCGCAACCTCTACAGGCACCGGCTCTACCAGCTTGCGGTCAATCAACGACTGGGCATCGCCAGCACTGACGACAAACTCATCGCCCGCGACCTTGCGGCCCATGGGGCCAGAGATACTGGCCAAGGCACGTACTTTCATTTTGATAACCTCTAGGGGTTGGTGACGCTCGAGCACAACAGCCGGAGCATCGCGGGATCTCGGTCCGGCAACGCCGCGCCGATAAGGTAGGTTCCGATTTGGCTTACTAGGCGCATGCCGGCGACCACATCAGCCCGGTACCGGATTTTGATTTCAGCGGTGACAAGTGCTTCAAGGCGGTCCGCCACTGGGGCTGTACGCCCGGTTGGAATGGAGATTTCAGCCCAAACCTTACCGATCTCAACCCAGGTTACCGGGCGCCCACCACCCGGTCGTTCGACCGACTGAGACTGCATTAAGGCGCAGCGCTTGTTCAAAGGGCCTGCTCTCATATATTGCTCCAGCGATGTGGACGCCACAGAGCGTTGGTCGCCATAGGCAACTCAGCAGTGATCGTTCCAATCACCACCGTCTCGCGACTGCTGTACCAATGACCGATCAGCAGCAGCGCTCCTTGCTTAATCGCCTTGGTCATCAACAGCGCATTGCCGACTGGATCAGGCAAAGCCGTCTCAGGATCGACTAGCGTACGATTGGTCCAGGTCTCAAACGCGCTAAGGGCTGCATCCCTGTAGCCCTCAATCAGCGCATCCTCGTCGTCATGGTCGACCCGTAAGTGAGCCTTGACGATGGGGAGATCAATCAACCTTCGTCACCAGCGCCTGAAGGGCTTCTTTGTTGGCCGACGGATCGAACTCGATCCCTTTGCCAACAAGCCAGGCCTTCAGATCGGGAACCTTCATCTTGAGCGGATCGGTTTCTTTCTGCGCATCGATCGCTGCGTCGATTTCTTCCTGCGAGCTGCGCGACGCATAACCCTCATGCGGGTAATTCAGCGCCAGATAGCCGCCTGCTACAAACTCGGCAATGGTCGGACCATCTAGCTTCAGACCATTGGCGTCCAGTTGATTAAGGTAGGACGCAACACCCAGGTGCTCAACCGCAACCAACGCGCATCGCTCCGAGACATCCTGCTCACCGGCCACAACCTCAACTACATGGTTGCCATCCGCAGAGAATGGGAACGGCTTTTTCACAATAATGATCGGCATAAATCCTCCAGTAGGCTGGGCGCCCGTAGGCGCCCGCCCATTTAGGCAGCAGCGCTCAGGGTGAGAATCTTCACGGCCTGGGAGTCGACCAGCATGCCGCCGACGCGCTTGGTGGTGTAGAAACCAACGAACGGCTTGTTGGTGTAGGGGTCACGCAGCACGCGGGTGCCGATACGGTCGACAACGGTGTAAGCGCGCTTGAAGTCACCGAATGCAATTGCATTGGCATCGGCGGCAACGTCGGGCATATCTTCGTTTTCGGTGATCCCGTAGCCCAGAAGGACCGACGGCGCACCAGCTTCAAGACCTGGACGCCACAGGTAGTTGCCCTCGCTGTCCTTCAGCTTGCGGACATAGGCAACAGTCAGGTTGCCCATCATCCAGGTGCCGTTCGCACGGTAGCCCGCCTTGAGCGCGTGAATCAGGTTGATCAGGCTATCGCCAGTGATCGCGCCGGCGGCACCAGAGACGAGCTTTTGCAGAACGCCGAAAGCGCGAGCGTCGTCGTCTTTCACATCCAGACCGTAGGCCAGAAGGCCTTTCGGCTTGTTGACGCCATCACCTTTCAGGAAAGCATTGCCTTCCTTCTCCGCGAAGTCGCGGGCAACCTCGCCATTCAACCAGCCTTCAGCATCGAAAAAGATGTCGTCAAGGCTGGTCTGAGTGGCTTGAGGGTTAGCGTACAGCTCACCCATGAAGGCAGAGATATTGCCCAGCTTTGGGGTATTGGTTGCAGGGCGCGGATCAGTTTCACCAACCCAGCCGGCGCCGTTGCCGCCCAGGTTCACCAGTCGCTTATAGTCCGGACTGCCGACAGTGATCTGATTGCAAACCTGGCGCATTGGGGACGTGTCGCGCAACAATTCGATGATGCTGCGATCCAGTTCTTCAGGAACCGCAAAGCCACCATCGGCATCCACGCCGACCTGCAATGCCTTAGCCTGCAGTTCGCCCAAGCCAGTCTCGATGCCCTTGCGCACGAACTGCATGAATGCGGTCTTGTGCTCACTGGCGGCCTTGGTGCCGGTGCCGTCTGGACGCTTGAGGGACAACAGCTCTTTTTCCAGATTGCTTTTCAGCTCATCCAGCTCGCTCAACTTTTCGTTGAGGGTATCGACCTGGCCGGACAGCTTGCCCTTTTCTTCTTCCAGGCCATCAATGCGCTTGTCATTGGTCTTTTTGAATTCGTCGAACTTCTTGCCCAGGGCTTCGGCGACGTCATCGATATCTTTCTTTTCAACAGCCATGAGAGGCTCCTTAAATGCGGGTCAGTAGAGATTTGAGGGATTGCATTGCATCGTCGGCATCCGCCTCTCGCGGTGAAACTGCGCCGTAGCCCTTGGCCATAAAGGCCTTGGCCTGGGAGCCAGAAAACCCAACCTCTCGAAGGGCTCGCTCCACTTTGCTGGGCGGCGGTGTTTCGCCGCGAGCCAGCAGAGATTTCACATCAGTGATCCGGGCTTCATCGTTGGCCGGGAAGGTGACCGGGGAAACTTCCCAGAGGTCGATAGCCTTTAGCAGCCAGATCCCCTTTTCCTTGTCGTATTCGTAATCGTCGAGCATGTAGCCGATGGACAAGCCGGTCAGGCTTCCAGCCTTCATGTGCCCGTGGGCACGCTTGGCCAGCGGATCGTCATCAATCAGCAGGCGCCCCTTGACGAGCAGCCCGGTGTCGTCTTCACGCATCTCGGTGTAGATG